GAATGATGGGAGATAATTTTTTTGCAAAAACTATAAATGTTGCTGGTCATGGATTTAGGATTCCTGGTCGTTTAATGATTGCTGGTGATGAATTTGTAAAGATGACAGCATTTCGTTCTCATATATTTGGCGAGTTTGCAGAGCAAGCAGCAGAAAGAGGATTAAAAGGTAAGAGTTTTAAAATTTATGTAGATAGCAATGTAAATGAAATTATGGATATTGTAAATTATAAAAGTTTTACAAAAGGTATGGATACTGCTTTTCCTGATTTTGTGCCTGACGAAAGAATATTAAATGCTTACCAAAGAGCTATAGATTATGCAGCAGACAGAACTTTTACAAGTGAGTTAGGTCAAGGTTATTTTGCTGGAGGAACTTTTGGTACAAAAAATTTAGCAAGAATTTTAAAATCATCTCCTTTGAAACCTTTAGTTCCTTTTGTTACTACACCAGTAAACATTGGTAAACATACTTTAAGAAGAACAGGTTTACCAACAGCAATATTTAACATACCTCCAAAGTATCAAGCATCTCTTGGCAGAATAATGAAAGAACATAATGAAAGATTGTTAAGTGATGATCTTGCTACTGCATATAGAGCCAATGGAGAAGCAACTGTAGGAGCTGGTATTTGGGCTTATCTATTAACTTTAGCAGCAGCAAAAGATGATCCAGAATCAGATCTTGCACTTATTGGTGGTGGTCATCATGTTAAATATTTAAAGGAGAATGAATTAAATGCAGGTGAATTGCCATACAGTTTCAGAATTTTGCAAAGAGATGAAAATGGTGAAATTAAAAGAGGTGATAATGGTTTGCCAGATTATGAATATTTGGATCTTTTCTCAAGAGCTGAACCTTTTGCAAGTCTTTTAATGATTGCTGGTGATGCTGCTTATTGTAGAGATTTTGTAACGGATGAAGACTATGATAATTTCGCACATTGCATGACAGCTTTAATGAGTAGAAATATTAATAACAAATATATGATACAAAATCTTGCACAAATTTTTGAATTAACAAGTGATGTTAGTTTGTTAAGAAGATTTTACAAAATACCTGTTAACTATGCCACAAGTATTTATAAGTATCCAATTTCTTTAAGAAGAAGTATTCGTAGACATAGAGGTAGAAATTGGGAAGATACATTAACGGGTGAAAAATATAGAACAAGTTGGAATGGGAAAGACAGAGGTAGATTTCCAATAAGAAAAGGTCGTTTTAAAAAAGGTGATTTAAAGCCTCAAGTAGAAAGACAATCAGATATAGGTGATTACGAAGGTAATGATTTTGGAAGTTTAGTTAATGAAAACAATCCATTTCAAGTATTTGATACTATAGGTTTAATGGTTACTAGAGAATTACAAGATACTGCTGCTGGCTTTAATTCAGATCTTGAACCAATAAGAAATAGAGCAACAGGAGCTTTAGCTCAATATCCAGAGGGAGGTGCTATTGGTAATCCTCTTAAAAGAAAAAAAGAAGAAGATAATCCAGTAAGTGAATATGTTAAAAGAATTAAATTTAATTTAAGTGAACTTCCAGATGTTTTAAGAATAGATGATGCAGGTAGTACTATTAACTTAACAACAAAAGAACATACTGAATTAAATAATTTAATACCTTTTATTCCTATAAATTTTAGCGGTAAAAAACCGTTTGTAGATGAAAAATATGGCAAAAGATTAGGCGATATAATACTTGAATTATCTAGAAGAAAAGATAATATAGAATCTTTACAAGTTGTTGAACAAAGAGATGTAGAAGAATTTGAATTTGGAAATGGTGAACAAATGGACAAGCAAGATATTTTAAAGTTAAAAAAAAGAATATACGCAGAATTGCAAGGAGAATTACAAACCTATTACAAAGCTTATAAAGAAGCAGCAAGAAATATTTATATAAATAATTATTTAGATCAAGACAAAAGACAAATGGCAATAAATGAGATAACCAGATCTAATAAAGTTGATATACTAAGATTATTAAGGAATAGTAAAAACTAATTATGGCTACTAATATAAGCGGTGGGGTAACAACACCAACCTCCACAACTCATACAGGTAACAACACCACTGGTCCTTTTAGTATTAGTTTTGAATATGCAACCAGAGATGATGTACAGGTGTTTGTAGGGGGAGTTTTAAAGACTGTAACGACTCATTATACTTTTACCAGCAGTACACAAATAACATTTACTTCTGGCAATGCACCTACAAATGGAGCAATAATTCTTATCCAAAGAAATACTATTGTTGCTTCTCCAAGCCATACCTTTGCAGATGCAAGTGTTTTAACTGCAACAGATTTAAATCAAAGCAACACACAAGTATTACATGGAATCCAAGAACTTGTAGATGATTATGTAAAAAGAGATGGTAGCCAAACCATAAAAGCTAATCTTGTATTTGAAGGCTCTACTGATGATAATAATGAAACAACACTAGCAATAACAAACCCTACTGCTGACAGGACAATTACATTGCCTGATACGACAGGAACAGTCGTCACAACAGGCGATACAGGAACTGTAAGCTCAACAATGATTACTGATGGAACTATTGTTGATGCTGATATAAATGCGAGTGCAGCAATAAGTGGTTCT